CATACTCAATATCAGATGCGTCACTTATTACTTCTACTTGCTTAGGTGGATTATCTTTAAAGTTAAGGGTCCCGGGCACTCTAAGCACACGAGCCACTTCGAACACGCTTGCATCGACATATAGATTATGTATTACAGACAACTCATTAAAGCGGTCAGCTACAGGTTGCCACTCACCCTGCGTAACAGGGGAAGTTAAAGGCCAATAGGCATGTATGCCTCTACCCGAACTAACTAGTAGCGGTTTAGGTAATCCAATTGTTTTGCAGAATTGTTGCAGTGCAATAAGCCCTGCCCTTTGGTCTATGTAGCCATCAGGTCTACCAGTCTTAGGATTAATTTCTGCTTTAGACTCCCCACAATCTAAGTCTACCCAAAATGCTTTTAAGTTCTTTACGTTTTCCTTCTTGCGGAATTCTTTCTCTTTATATTCAGCATACTTGGCAACGCCAAAATATACATCCCACTTTTTATCAAGATAGTCTTCTACAAGAGCATCGAACTCAGGTCTTGTCTTTATAATCTTTTGGTCAGCGTATTTCCCATTCCTTAACCCTAGCACTACAAGCCACCCATCAGGTGCCTGTACTCTATTTAATAGGTCAATATTTGTCATACGTATCTCTGTTAGGGTAAAAAAAGGGGGAGTTATCCCCCTTAACCTTGCGGTACTTTTTTATTACTTACGTTTAAAACTGTTGATTAGCCGTGCTATTTCTTTTGCATGAGATTCGTGTGGGTCATGCGCACCAGTAAACCAATTGTACACAGTCTGCCTACTCACCCCTAGCTTTGAGGCTATGGATACTACAGGGATACCTAGACCAATGCACGCTTTGCCTAATGTAACTCCAAGGCGGGTTTTGTCCGCCTCTTTGTTTAGCTGAACAGTTCTAAAGCTGTAGCCAATGCTCATTTTTAGTTGTCGCTCCAAGCATTAACTACATCTGCAAAATTAGCTTTAGGTGCGGTAGGTGGCGCATCAGCTTTCTTAGCACGTTTAACAACAGGTTCTTCAATCGGGTCTTCCGGTTCCTCAGCAACTACTGGCTTCAGTCTTGGAAGATTACTACTAGGTAACTTGGCAACACCATCTTGCTGGGCTACAGTTAATTGAATAACCCGTTTGCAATCCGGAGATTGTTGTGCGGCTTCTACAATATCAATCTCTTCTTCAGTTAAGTGACGCACAGGTGTGAATTTCAATACATCAGCTGTTTCGTTCTCATCAAAACTAATCTGAGTAACAATACGGTCAATGCTCTCACCGTTAGCTGGCAAAAACTTAATGTAGCTTTCAAACGGATGAGTATTACCTACACCCTTACCAAACAAAGACTTGGCAGGAATGCTGAATTGGTATATATCACCACTCATATCGTTCTCAAGTACTACTGCTATACGACGGTTGAACCGGCATGCACGACCTTTGCCATTAGCTCCTGAGCCTTCTATGTTTTGTGGACATGTAGCACAGGAAGAACCTTGTGGGTTACTAGCCTTGGCATCGGGTACATCACCTAAGTTAGACCAACAATCAGGCAGAGTTGGTGCCGCATCAGGGTCATACGATGACGCATAAAATTGACGAGATACTTTTGGTAACGCATTAATGATAATAGCGTTTAGGAATCCATCCTTAACTCTACCTGCTTCTTTGCCATTAACAATCCTACGAAATACTCCCTTAGCCATAGTGATACGACGGGTTGTAGAACTACCACCACTATCCGCTAAAGACTTAGATAATTCACTAACTTCACGCCCAGCTACAGGCGTTGACTTCTGTTGAAAAATTGATATATTGCTCATTCCTTGCTCCTTCTAACGACCACGGTGTATTTGCTGTCTGCTTGTAAACCAGCAGGTAACAGTTCGGGATTCTCTTCGAGAAATTGCTTGAGGTTAGTTTGATGTATCCTCTTCTCGAGCAGGGGGTATGCGTCATGTTCTTGTATGAACTGATACATAGAATCCCAATCAGTCGTCCAGTACCGTGTATCAACTTTACGAATGATTGTCCCTGCGGGGGTTCTAATACTATCGGCATTATTCTCTCGACAAACATCGAGCATTTTTTCTGCCAATAAGTCTTGTTGCGCTTTTAGCTCAGAGTCCTGTGTCTCAAACGCTTCCTTCATTTCAGCTCGCTTGTCCCGTATTTTTATATAAATCTCGGCAAGCTTATCTGTTCCAACATTTTCCATCTTAGCTCCTTCTCAATGAACTTCTACTATACCACATCTTTTGACATTGTCAAACTATATTTTCAATTTCTTGTCTATATAAGTCAATTATTTTTGTGTGGTTGGTTATGTTGCCCTGCAACATCTTATACAACTTTGCTTCTACTTCACTTCCTGTTATATGTACTATAGTCATAGGATTCTTTTGTCCCGGACGGTTGATGCGTGCATTAGCTTGTAAGTATGTTTCTACGCTAGTCACAGGAGCATACCAAATAATTACATTTGCGGCTGTTAGTGTTAACCCGTGGGAAGCGGCTTGTGGTTGTATTACTAATACCCTAGTAGCTTCTTGCTCTTGAAAGCGGTTAATAATATCGTGCCTTTTATTTATAGGAACTTGCCCATTAATAATTTCAGTTGCAATACCATTCTTAGTTAGGTGGTCGTATAGCAACTGTATGGTGTGCGTAAAAGGAACAAATACTAAAACTTTGTGTGACGCTTCTTCAATGACTTCTCTTATAACTTGTAGTCGATTGGATACATCAAACTGTATAACCTCTCTAGTATCGGTATAGACTGCACCGCCTGATATTTGTAACAGCTTGTTAATATTAGTGGCTGCGTTTACAGAAGTTACCTGCTCTCCTGCTGCTGACATAGTCATAAGTTTTTTAAGGGTCCGGTAGTATTTAACCTGTTGTGCAGTTAAAGGCGCATCTCGTTCCACAAAAGTTACATCAGGCAAATCTAAGCATTGGTCTTTCTCAAACCGTATAGCTGGCTGTAATACTTTATGCACAATAGCTTGCGCTTGGGCTTTAGGTAGCCAACGGTAAGTGCCAACTTTATACATAACTTGGTCACGGAACTGACCATAAAACTTAGGAGTATTGTCAGGGTTAATAATCTTAGCCAAGCCATATGCGTCTACTGGAGACTGAGCCGCAGGAGTACCTGTTAGCATCCAAACACCCTTAACTGTTTTAACAATATCTCTAAGCGTTTTCCATCTAGTAGTCTGCGCATTCTTATATGCACTAGCCTCGTCTACTACAATCAAATCAAAGCCACCGTTTATTATGTCTTCTTTAATAATATCTACACCATCAAAGTTAACAATAACAAACTCAGCGCCTTCGTTAAGTATCTTCTTTCTCCGCTTGGGAGTACCATGGGCTACATCACAAGTGCGGTGTATGGCAAATTTAAATAGGTCTTGTTGCCATGCGGACTTCATAATAGATAGCGGACAAATAACAAGCACACGACGAACCAAACCTAACTGCATTAGGTAGTCAACTGCCCATATCACACTAGCTGTTTTACCTGTACCCTGCTCGTTAAAACAAAATGCTCTACGATTAAGTGTTAGAAACTCAGAGGTCTGCTTTTGGTGAGCAAACGGTTTAAACTTTCCGGGCCATCCATAATCAGTTAAGATACTATTTTTTCGAGACATTCCGTTTGACGGTATGGTCTGGGTTTCTGCTGAATGAACGGTTGTTGCTAGTGGATTTAACTTTGAGATTGCTTTTAGCATTCGTCCCCCCTTTGCTGAGAGGTTGGACATGATCGACATCTTTTCCATCACCTTTGTGTACCTTTCCTGTTTTCATTAGCTCCGCACGGGCAGAATTACGCTTCGCCCTTTTTTTTATTTGTTCGGGTGTACCCTGATACTGTTCGTATTCTTTTTTATAAGGTCTTGGTTTGTTTACGTATGGCATTTGGTCTTTCCTTGCGAAGTTTTCTATTCACATTATCGCTCTTAAGTGCATCTTTAATCAAGTGCATACCCCATTCAGCCGCACATCCGGCATGAAAATACAGCGTTACAAAATATTCTTCAAGTACCCGACCACTACTATATTCTTTGGGGTGAGCTTTAATAGCTAGTTTAGCCAACGGAGACACATTCCATTCATACTCCTCAGTAGAAATATGCACTAAATCCCATTCAACTGCATCTTCATCCCTAGCTATTTTCCTACTACGACAGTTAGGGTAAGAACATTCTTTTAATTCATCGTCTCCTCTACGGTCAAATTGCCCTTTATCGGGGTCTAATTTTGTTCCTTTGGATATGCCCTCACTAAAGCTCATCTTCTCTCCCTATAATTGTGACACGTTTTAACTGGACACCACCCACATAACGGCCCTGATACTGCATTCCATACACCTGTTTCAATAGCTTTATCTATGCGCTCCAAATCAAACTTAAACTGGTCTAGGTAAGCAGTTTTGTGTAGGTAGTTGTGTTCTTTTTTAATAAAGTCTTTGCTAATGACAAACGCTAATGCTGACCTAATAACTTTAATCTGTGGGAAATGATGCAGAATAGCCGCTGCCACTAAATCTAACTGCTTAGTATCGGCATACTTCGCATTCTTGCTAGTCTTGTAGTCAACTGAAAAGGCAGAGTCCCCATTAATAATTACTAGGTCAGCAATACCTCGCCACCATACATT